CATCATTAATCTTATTGATAATACGCTCTGCTGAACGAGGCACTTGATATCTTACAAAAGCCGCATTATCTGATTCAGAGTTGTTTTCGCAGCCAGAGATTTTAATGTAGTTGCTTACCGTTCTATGTTCAGACCCCATTGCCGCAATTGACTTTCCGGGGTAAAGAAGTTCTGCGATTTTTAGCGAAGACACGCCGTCTCTGGCTTGGTCCTCTATAAACTCCTGTTGCTGCTTGGTAAGAGGCAAGTCTCCAACTTTTTCGTACTTTGATGTCTTATATTCAATTTTATTTGAACCCAAAAAGGATCTTATCGCAACCCCTTGCTTAGTTCTGCCATCCAAGCTCTCGTCATTGAAGAATTTGCGCGTGATGGTGTTTAAATCAGGGAATTGCTGGGCAAGCTCCTTGATTCTCTGACCCTCTTCGTCAGTAAATGTTATTTGGTTTTTATTGGTAGCCACCTAAAATATCCTCGCTTTGTAATATCTTAATTGCCACTGAGCGAAATAGCTTTTTAAGATTTTTGATTTGTTTGTATCCTGCCTTTTTACCCTTTTCGTTTGTTTTGTAGCCCATCTCTGCCGCGACCTTTTCCTCATCTGCCCCATCAATATATAATCTAGAATACACTTTGTATTGCTTGGGCGCTAAACGATGCTTCATTTCTTCGTGAAGCTTTTGTGCGCTACCTAAAACATCAAAATTTAAATCACGCATTCCCTGAACCGTCTCAGAGTGATTTTCTGTGGAGACGGCGAGCTTCACATCATAAGCGCTCTTCTTTGTCTTCTCCCACTTTGAATACATTGGGCACTCAGAGCACTGGAGGCCACTAGGAGTTATTGAGCAAGCTGGCGGCTCATTACCTTGGTTGTATTTGCACGCCAAACAAGGACGCACATAATTGGAATAGTTGTTCCGCAATAAATTCTTAATTTGATTAACCGTTATTCTTGAGATCCAAGGCTCAAGCGGGCGGTCTTGCTTCCACATCTTCCATTTCTTGGAAATATGAAAGCGGATAATCTGAGCAACATCATCGTAATCCATCCAAGCAATCGCTTTTAATTGCCAGATGTATCTATGTTTCTCAATAATTCTATCTATTACGTCCTGCTTGTCTTCGTATCTAATCTTGCGCCTCAGCTTTGGTTTTTCCATATTTAGTGGGTGACAAGCTTTCTATCCCACTTACTCTTTTAGACGCAAATTTCTTTGCCGAAGCGTTCTGAGGGTTGCGAGTTAAATCATCTAGATTAAAAGCTCTAAAACTGCCTTCAATTTCTACCTCCAAATCAAGCTTGTCTAGTTGAGGAACTTCCTCAACATTAGAATGCTCATCATCCTCATCTTCTTCTACTTCTCTTGCTTGAGGCTGCTTTCTAGCAGCAGTTTGCGAAATTTTGCCACTCATTGAGCTTCCGCATTTGGAGCAGAAGTTTGGGGCAAATCCAGCATATTCATGTTTACTTCCGCAATTACTACAGAACATTAAGGCCATTTTATTTCTTTTTATCTAAGTCGTTGACTTTGTCGTTGAGATTTTCCAGCTTTGTTAATATTTTAGTTATATCTCTTTGTATTTCAACCATCTTATCAGTATTAACTGGGGCTCCGTCATCGTCAACGATCTTAGATAAACGCCTTGAAATGCTTTTTACCTCATTATTTACGTAAGCCATTTGCTCGGCCTGCACTTTAATTTCTCTAGCAACTGGCAAAAAGTCTTCTTTTTTTACGTAAGTAGCATTTAGATAAAATAAAATAGAAGCGATTAAAATCCCGCCAACAATCTTAATTGTATTTGCCCAGAAGTTAACGCGCTCCATTTTCATCTTTATCTACCTGTCTTTACACCTTTTGAGTTGATTTTCTTGATAATAAATTTCAAGATTGCGCTTCTTTTAATGTCCTCTTCTGTGAACTCAAAAGTGTAAATTCCATTCTTTTGCGAATCTTCGTCTGAAAATAGATTATAAAAGTCGAGAAATCCGTTTTGGGTTTTGATATCTGGCTGCATAAAGTCTCCGCATAGAAATATCTTTGACCCCTCGCCAATTCTGGTAATAAGGGTAGTGATCTCTTTGGCGCTAAAGTTCTGGACCTCATCTGCGATTATAATCTTGTCGCTTAACGTGCTGCCACGCAAAAAGTTAATTGGAGTAGCAGAAATTCTGCCCTCGTCTCTTAACCTATTAGCGTCAACAGGGTCAATTATTTCTTGAACTTTGTCTTCCAGAGGCAGCAGATACGGCTGGAACTTTTCTGCCACAGAGCCCGGCAGCGATCCAATAGATTTGTCAGCGCTTTCTGCGATAGTTCTAATATATACGATATCTTTTTCATTGTGGTTGATTAGGTTTAAGGCCGCATAAACGGCCATAAAAGTTTTTGATGTTCCTGCTGGACCAGCAATAAAAACTATTTTAGTTTGCTCTTCCAGCAGTATTTTTAACAGATCTTGTTGTTTTTCGGTAAATTTAAATTTTCTTTCTTTGAATTTGATTTCCGTTTTCATCTGCGGAATAATGACTTCCGAAGATGTCTGTTTTGTTTTCTTGGGCTTTTTTGCCATAAATTAAACCATCTCTTCTACAATCCGTAGCCCTCCTTTTGCTACTCCGTTCGCATCGATAGAAATGTTCTGCTCGCTTAACACTCCTGCTAAAGAAATTGTATTACCATCAGCCATAGTTACTGTCAAAGTGCCGCTGGTGTTTGGCTGATAATCAGAAAGCCAGTCCATATTAGATATGCCTTCCAACTGAAGCGATTTTGTTATTTTTGCTACGCTTGTTTGTGTTGGATATGCGTTTCCGATCTCAAAATTTGGGCGGCGCTCTACTTCTACTGAAAAATTTAAACTTTCGTATTCAGAAATGGTCTGAGTAAAGTTTGTGGTTGTAAAAGCTACCGACATTCCTCTTAGCGGCGAGATGACGCCTGTCTGAGCTTCCTGAGAGGCATAAACATTGATTCCTGAGCCTGTTGCTAGGCCATAAGAATCGAACTGAAGATTTGCCGTTGCCACTTTCCAAGGCTCAAAAGAAATGGAAAAGCTTTTTAAAAAACACTTATCAAAGCGATAGTCAGGAACTTGGATGTAGCAACCGCTCGTTGAGTTCCCAGTCAAAGACAAAAAGCCAGTTAGCTGATTAACGCTGCTTCCGGTAACTGGAATTACTGTCATTGAAACAGATGCAGTTTTCGGACCCGTTTGTATATAATAATCAAGCTCTTGCCCAATTCTTTTAACTCTTGTTAAAGCTGTACTGTTAGAAGCGGAGAAGTTTGTCGCATACAAAATGTTATAAACGCCCGTATTCAAGCTCTGCTCGTCTTGATTAGAGAGGAATGGGCGAATATTGTCGTATGTAACGTAAGCCATGTGATATATTTACACTTAAAAATTATGTTAGGTTTTCATACCACTTTTTTCCAAATGTATTGACATCGCAACATCTTTCTCTACCATAATAAAAGCTTGACTATGAACGGCAAAGGATCTAAACCAAGACCATTTTCAATTAAATACCAGCAATACGTTGAGAATTGGGACGCTATCTTTTCTAAAGAAAAAGAGAAGAAAATCTTGACAAGCGATAAAAGAGAACTCAAACTGCCAACAAATTTAAAAAATTAATCTTATGGGAATGTACGACGACATCTTCGTTAAAGACCAATTACCTCTTAGCCAAGAGATGATTGATTTCGGATTTGATTACAAAGACAGCTACTTTCAATCAAAAGACCTTGAGTGTGCAATGGCCGTTTACAAGATTGAGAACGGCGAGCTTTTTATTGAAAAGTTTGCTAAGACCGAGTGGATCGAAGGGGACAAAAAGTCCAAAAGCCTTATCGAGAGGATTGGCTACTTCAAAAGAGAAGAGCCTTACTTTGAAAAAGTCCCCCATCACGGAGATATTGGATTTTATGATTTTTATGACGTTAAAAAGGGCGAAAAAACTTATGAGGTTTGGGTGGAATTTAATGCCCGATTTGGCAACAGTAAGGTAGAAAAGATTGACCTTGTAAAGTTTGAGGCTAGAGATGTTACGGAAAGAGTGATCGCTGAAGAAAAGCGCAATAAAGAATATCGCGCTAAAATGCAACGGCCAATCTACAAGTACTTCTTGAATGCTTGCTGGTTTAATTTTTTCAAGAGAAAGTGGGCGTCATTGTGGAGCTACATTGCCTTGGGCTTTTCAAAACTGGCGTCTCTCTGCCAAAAAATTGGTTACTCAATTTACCAATGAAACCTTATATTTTCGTCGATCTAGACGAAACCCTAATTCACGCTTTTGAAGA